GATTGGCAAACGAATGATTTAATGAGTAGAATGAACAACACAGTAATAAGTCCATTGACCCAATATCGAAATTGGATTAGTGCGCTTATATTTACATTAGCACAAGGGCGATACTATGGCGGACGTCGATAAACGAATATACCCAGCTCAAGAAGAGCCATTGGAGGTTATCGATGATTCCAAAACAATTGAACTAGAGGATCCCACACTTGCCGAGTTGAATGGAGAAGACGTCCCCATTACCGCCTTGGATAATGGAAATATTGTTGTTGGGGCGGGCGATATGCTGCCCCAACAAGTTGAATTTGGTGCTAACCTGGCTGAAGAGCTAGACGATTCCGAGATACAAACTATATTTAACCAATGCGTTGCCGATGTCGAAGCCGATATTAACTCTCGTTCCGAATGGGAGAAACAATATCGAGACGGCTTGGAATTTCTCGGCATGCGTTATGAAGAACGCAGTCAACCCTTTGAAGGCGCGTCCGGCATAACCCATCCCCTGTTAGCCGAATCCGTCACCCAATTCCAGGCACAAGCCTATGGCGAAATACTGCCGTCTCAAGGTCCGGTTAAGACTCAAATTGTTGGTGCTATTACTCCCGATTCCGAAGCCCAGGCAGGGCGAGTCAAGGAGTACATGAATTATCAAATCATGCACGTTATGGAAGAATACGATCCTGAAACGGACATGTTGTTGTTTTATCTACCGTTGTCCGGCTCGGCGTTTCGTAAGGTTTATTATGATCAGAACTTAGGTCGGGCAGTGTCGAAATTTATACCGTCTGAAAATTTAGTGGTGCCTTATGACACCAGTGATTTACAAACGGCCACACGGATTACCAACATCGTCTCGATGCCGATGAACGATGTCGTTAAGTTACAAAATAGCGGGTTCTATCGTGACGTGTCGTTGAAGTCGATGGGCGCGCAGTACGACAGCGAGGACATTCAGGGAGAAATTGACAAGCTCCAAGGCACGGAGCCGTCGTATAACACTGACAGCGATTGCGAATTGTATGAAATTCATACCAATTTGGATATTGACGGGTTTGAAGACATGGACGAGACCGGTGAACCCACCGGGGTTAAGTTGCCCTACATTGTAACGTTGTCCAAACGTAACAATGCGGTGCTTTCCATTCGCCGCAACTGGAATGAAACCGACCCGTTAAAGAAAAAGATACAGTATTTTGTTCATTACAAGTTCCTACCCGGACTTGGATTTTACGGTTTTGGCCTAACGCACATGATTGGCGGTCTTTCACGGGCTTCCACTTCAATTTTGCGTCAGCTGATCGACGCGGGCACGCTCGCCAACCTGCCGGCCGGATTTAAAGCGCGAGGTATTCGCATCCGGAACGACGATCAGCCCTTACAACCGGGTGAATTTCGCGACATGGATGCCCCAGGGGGCAGTCTTCGAGATTCGTTTGTACCATTGCCGTTTAAAGAGCCGTCACAAACCCTGTTAGCCTTAATGGGCTTAATGGTCGATGCCGGTAAGCGGTTTGCTTCCATTGCTGATATTCAAGTGGGCGATTCCAATCAGGAAATGCCGGTGGGCACCACCGTGGCCTTACTGGAGCGTGGCACCAAGGTGATGTCGGCGATTCATAAGCGTTTACATTACGCGCAAAAGATAGAATTTAACTTATTGGCGAGAATTTTCGCCCAATTCCTACCGCCGTCCTACCCGTACATGACCAAAAACGGCGATCAGAACATTAAACAAGCCGATTTTGATGATCGTGTGGATATTCTTCCGGTATCGGACCCGAACATCTTCTCGATGAGCCAACGGGTGATGCTGGCGCAGCAAATGCTGCAAATGGCGCAATCAAACCCTGAGATTCACGGTCAAGCGGGCATTTACGAGGCGTATCGCCGGATGTATCAAGCTCTTAATGTGGAGAACATCGAGGCGCTCTTGCCGCCACCCCCGCAACCGGAACCGGTGGATCCGGGTAATGAAAACGCTTCTTTATTGATTGGTAAAGGTGCACAAGCCTTCCAGGGACAGGATCACGATGCTCATATAGCTGCTCACATGAGTCTTTATGGCACCGCAATTATGCAACAAAACCCGCAAGGAATGGCGATGATTCAAGCGCATGTGTATGAACATATCACGATGAAAGCGGAACAAATGGTACAACAACAAATGGCACAAGATCCACAAATGATGCAGATGCAACAACAATTAATGCAGATGCCGCCGGAACAGCAACAACAGATGCAACAGCAAATGATGCAACAGCAACAAGCGCAAGCAGCACAAGTGATTGCCGAGCTAACACAACAAATTAATGAGCAGTTTGCTCCGCCGCCACCGCAAGAAGATCCGTTGGTAGCACTAAGGCGCCAGGAGTTGGATATTAAGGCCGGTGATTTACAACGCAAACAACAAGAATTTGGAGAAAGGCAAAATTTAGATATAATGAAAATAGATCAACATGATGATTTAACTAAGGAACGAATTGACTCATCCGAGGAAATTGCCGTAATGAAGAATGAAACGGCGCAGGACAGATTAGATCAGGCAGAACGATTTAAGGCAGCAGATTTACAACAGGAGAGCAAACAATGAGTTCAGTGATGAAAGCCATGCAGGCCGCTCACAAGGCACAAAAACTTGAAGAACGAGCCGCAGAAGAAAAACGATTAGCAGAACATCAGGCTGAGAGAGACTGGCGCGGTGATCCTAAACGAAAAGAACAGCTTATTAAATCCAGAGAAGATGAGAAAAAAGCAACGCCAAAGAAAAAAGCAGCGGCTAAAAAGACAACAGCTAAAAAGAAAGCACCAAAGAAAAAAGCAGTAAAGAAAAAAAGTGCCGCTAAAAAAGGGTAGCGCCAAGAAAACAGTTTCTGCTAACATAAAGAAACTGAGAAAAGAGGGCTACAAGAAGAAACAATCCGTTGCCATTGCACTGAGCAAGGCGGGAAAATCTAAAAAAAAGAGGAAGACCAATGCAAAGACCAAGAAAGTTCAGAGGCGCAGTACCAAAAAATCCAGGTACCGCAAGTAAATCCATGAAAATTAAAGACCAGGGCACGGTGCCGATGGCACAACCTAAAAAAGAAGCCAATGGCGGACCCCCTAAACCGGGTTCCGGCGCCGGCAAGTGCAGAGGCGGAGGCGCAGCTATTCGCGGCACTAAGTTTGAAGGCGTTTTTTAATGCCGAACTTTCTTAAAAGACCGAGCTTACCCCCCATTGCGGGGTCTGGCTATGGTCCTTACCTTAGAATGCCCGGAGCCAGAGGGTTTGCAGAGGGTGATGCGGTTGAAAAGAAAAGATTTAGAGATTATCAACCTGAAGGTATTCTTAAAGGCACTATTTTTGATTTTATTCCCGACGCTGTTCAAACATCTGCTTATTTGCAAGATCGTTTTGGCGACCAACAAGAACCAGAGCCAGTCGATGACAGTTTTGACATGCTCAAAATGTTTATGGAGTTAACACCCGAAGAAAAAATGAGGGTGGCAGGTCCTAACTTTAATGAAATGAGCGAAGAAGAAATCGGTATGGCCATGTATGACTTCATCTCAGAAGGAAGAGCCTTGAGTGGCGGTCGAGAAGTTGATTACATGGACCCCGAAAAACAAGAGTTGCCTCTCTTTATGGAACCGGAGGCTTACTATACCGACGATGAGATGTGGGAAAGCTCTTTATCGGCTTTATCGAAAATGGCTAACGGCGGACTTGCTTCGCTGATGGGCGGTGTCAGAGGCTATCAAGGCGGAGGTGCGGCTAGACGTACTGGACGTACTGGCTTTGCTCCATCTTCGTATACATCTCCCACTGACCCGTATGGTCGTTCTTGGGGATTTCAGAGGCGCCATCTTGGACAGAGTTTCGATCCCAGAGAACAAATGAAAGCAATACAAGAAGCAATGAGAAACAATTGGGGTCGACCACCAGGAGGGGGTTAGACAATGCCTTCTATTTTTGAATATATATCTGGCATGGCCGCAGGCGGAATGCCAAGATCACCTCTAATGAGACCAACACCTGTTCGTCCACAAAGACCGCTAAGAGAGTTTATTCATGAGAGAGGACCTCGTTTTGAAGGAGACAATCCTCGTTTTAATATACCAACACCACCATATCCTATGGGGCAAAATCCCTATGAATCACCAATAGTTCCCGCACCAGAGCCGACACCTATGGGCTTAAACCCTGATGGTACTCCTTATGTTTCTTCTTTGCCTTCTGCTGCTCCCGGAGTTCCAATGGGCCCAGATGGACAAATAGGACCAGCAAATATTCCTGAAGAAGTAGAAAGAGTAAAAAAGATTCTTCCTTCGTTAGCTCCTGAACAAATAAAACAGGTGGTTCCTAAAATTCCACCAGAAGTAATAAAACAAGTAGTACCTTCGTTACCTACTGAAACAATAAAAAAGGTACTACCTTTTTGCGGTACTGGAACAATAAAACAAGTAATGCCGACGCTTCCACCAGAAGTAGTAAAAGAAGTAGTACCTTCGTTACCTACTGAAACAATAAAAAAGGTATTACCGACTCTTCCACCAGAAGTAGCACAAGAAGTAGCCTCTTCTCCCGGAGTTCCAGTAGGAAGACCACCAATACCACCTAGAATTGGTACACCACCACCATTTGATCCAAACTTAGGACAACCTCCACCAATGAGACCACCAGTAATGCAGCCACCTGGTAGGATCCCTGGAGGACACCCTATTCGGATTCCAGAACCTGTCGGACCTATGCCTGGAATGCCGCCTTTGACACCGATGCCACAAACACCTATGAGTTCCCCTGTTATTCCTCAAGTAGCACCAGACACAAGAACACCTGAAGAACGACAAGCTGCGGATAGAGAGTGGGAACTCAGACTCGCTAAACTAGAGGCAGAAAGACTTGCTAACCCACCTGTCCCAGAAGCTGTCCCACTGTCTATAGAAGAAAAGAGGAACTGGGGGGTTCGTCAACCGCGGACCGTGCCAGAAATGACACCAGAAATGCTGGCTATATTAAAGTCAATGCCTGAAGTAGAGGGGGAGGGGATTCCTCCACAACCAGATGAAATGCCAGGAATGCCTCTACCAAGATTTGAAGGAGATAACCCTCGTTGGAACATACCTGCACCGGGTGATCCTATGCCACCTATGCCGCCTACTCCTCCACTAGAAGAAGAGCCTTTCCCAGCGCCAGGAGGATATGATCCTTTAGCGACAGTGGGAGTTCAACCACCAATAACACCACCGGAACCACCGATGCCGCCAGATGTTTTAAACCCTGATGGCACTCCACCTTGGGTTGATCCCATTGAAACAGCACCCGATGGAGGTCCCCCTGGAGGTCCCCCTATAGGACCGATGCCGCCAGATGTTTCACCCGTGGGTTCAGGTCAACCAGCACAACCTACCAAAGAGGAGTTCATGGAAAGATTGATGCAAATGATTCAAGCGCTTCAAGAAAGAAGCCAACCAGCTCCACAAGCAGCGCCACAAGCAGCGCCGCCACAGCAATGGGCGCCACCTCAATCGCGACCACCTGTAGCTGCGTTTAATATGGGCAATGCAAGCGCACCAATGGCAGCACCGACAATGCCGCAAATGTTTAATAGCGGACCAGGGTTTTTTACTCCACAGCAAAGAGGTCCTCTTATTGATCCTAGCGCCATACCTCAACAACAGATTCCAATGCCAAGCAGTTCACCCTATGGGCTGGATTTTAGTTCCTTTTTAAGAAAGACATAAAAAATAGTGGACGGCTTACGATTAGCGGAGTATATTTTAAACGAACTGCGAGATAGACAAGAACGAGTTTCAGAACATCTGTCGAGTGGTTCAATAAAAACGATGGAAGACTATCGTTTTCTGATTGGAGAGTTGACGGCACTTCGCTCCTTTGAATCAGATTTAAAAGAAGTGTTGCAAAAAACAACTGGAGACAGTTTTGATGAGTGACTTAGCAGTCCCCCAACATATAGAAGCCGAACGCAAGGCTCAAAAAGAAGCGCAAAAAATAGAGGAAAGCAAAACAAACGGTGAAGCATCTATTCAAGATGCCTACATCGAACCTCAAGAAAGAGTGCTTGACCCCTCCCTTATCGACAACTCACTATTAGAAAGAATGCCTAATCCTACGGGTTGGCGTTTATTGGTGTTGCCATATAAGGGAAAAGGCGTAACAGAGGGAGGCATTGTGTTGCCGGATTCCGTAATTGACCGTGAAGCATTGGCAACGGTGATTTCTTATGTGTTAAAACTCGGACCATTGGCCTATAAGGATTCTGGAAAGTTTAGCGGTGTACCTTGGTGTAAAGCTAAAGATTGGGTTTTAATTGGTCGTTATGCGGGCGCTCGTTTTAAATTGGAAGACGGTGCGGAAGTCAGAATCATTAACGATGATGAAGTCATTGGCACCATTTTAGACCCAGACGATATCCAGAGTTTATAATCGGAGCAAACCATGGCAGAAGCATTACCAGAAATTACTGATGAGAAAATTGAAAAGGCGGCCTTACCGGAAGGTAGGAGAGCCAATGAGGAAGTTTTAGAAGAATCAACATTTATTGAGTTGGAAGGAAAAGACTTAGAAGGTCTTCCGCCAATTGAAGAAGAAAAGGTTACAGAGGACTTCAAAACCAGCAAACATGTTGAGAAAGAAGCCGAGGGCATAGAAAACGAAGCTGAAAAAAGAGCCAAGTTAGCGCAGAATCGAATTGATAAAGCCGTTAAGCAAGCTAAAAATTATCAACGCAGAGAACTTCAAGCGCTTCAATATGCAAAACAAATTGCCGAAGAAAACAATAATTTAAAAAACCAACAAGCACAAATGTCACAAAGTTATGGTGACGAGTTTGGTGCTAGAGTGGAATCTCAATTAGAAGGCTCCAAGATTGCTCTGCAAAAAGCAATGGAAGAAGGCGAGGCTGATAAAATTGCTGAAGCTCAATCCATACTGGCGGCTGCATCTGCTGATAAGGTTGCCCATGATCAGTATCAAGGACAACTTCAGAGATACAACCAAGAGATGGAGCAATACAATGCTCAACAACAAGTCTATGCCCAAGAACAAAGAATGGTAGCTCAACAGCGGTCGTCTCAACAGCCGGTGTATCAGCCGCCCTCACAAAGAGCACAAAGCTGGGCTAATGAGAACACTTGGTTTGGAAAAGACCAAGTCATGACCAATGTAGCTATTGCTGTTCATGAACAATTAGCACAAGAAGGATTTGACACAGAGTCAGATGACTATTACTCTGAAATTAACAAAAGGATGAAGCAAGAATTGCCAAATCGTTTTAAAAATATCGTGGAAGCAGATGGGAAACCCGTCCAAACCGTTGCTTCACCATCACGCAGTAACTCAAATGGACGCAGGAAAAATCGTAATCAGGTAGAGTTGACACCTAGCGAGCAGCAATTAGCTAAACGTCTAGGAGTTTCTTTTAAAGATTACGCAATTCATAAAGCGAGGTTAGATAACTCATGAATGATAAAGTTGAAATCGAAGAAAACGTTGAAATTGACAGAACTTCTCGAAGTTCAGAAACACGCGAGACTCAAAAGGCTAGACGCCCTTGGGAACCGCCTTCTCTTTTGAAGACGCCTACACCGCCTGATGGCATGCGATACCGTTGGGTTCGTACTGAAATCAGAGGTCAGGAAGATCGAAAGAATGTTATGCAACGACTACGCGAAGGATGGGAACCAGTTAAACCGGAAGAAGTTCCAGAGTTTGATGTTCCAACCATTGATCACGGCAAACACGCAGGTGTGGTCGGAATTGGTGGTTTAATGCTTTGTAAAATCGATGAATCAATTGCCGAAGAACGAAATCGGTATTTTGAAGAAAAAACAACTCATCAGATGAATGCAGTTGATAATGACCTCATGCGTGAAGAACATCCTGCTATGCCGATTACAAGAAATCGGCAGTCCAGGGTTAGTTTTGGTGGTAATCTAAAGACTAAGTCTTAAGGTTACTTAATTTTAATCTCGTGATCGGAGAAGTTAATTATGGCAAATAAAGACGCCGCATTTGGTTTGCGTCCCGCCAAGCATGTTAGCGGTTCACCGTTCAACGGAGGTCAATCTAGATATAGGATTACGACGAGTGCGACAGCTTATACTACGAAGATTTACATGGGTGATATTGTGACTCAAGGAACAGGGGGTACGGTTACTCGTATCGCTCGTGCTGATGGTGGTAGCGCTACAAGCGCTATTATTATTGGTGTGTTCAATGGTTGCTTTTATACGGACCCTACTACAAGTAAACCAACGTGGAGCAATTACTGGCCTGGTAATGCAGCTACTGATGCAGTCGGCTTTATCATTGACGACCCTTATGTCGTTTATGAAGTACAAGCAGATGCTGCTATGCCAGTAGCGGATCTTTGGGGTAATTTCGACATTGTGGATCAATCCACAGTCGGATCAACCCAAAGTGGTCGTTCTAATGTTGAGCTTGATGTGACAACAGGTGCTACTACAGCAACGTTGCCACTGAAAGCAATCGGTATATCTACAGACCCTCAGAACTCCGACGTCGCAACTGCAAACACCAATGTGCTTTGTTTAATACAGAACCATCTGTATAGACAAGCTCAAGTTGGTCTAGCATAAGGGAGGTATAACTAATGGCTATTTCAAGAGCACAGCTCACTAAAGAACTAGAACCTGGTTTAAACGCCCTTTTCGGCATGGAGTATTCTCGTTATGAGAATGAACACGAGGAAATTTTCGAGTCTGAAAATTCAGATAGAGCTTTTGAAGAAGAAGTTCTTATCGCAGGATTCGGAAATGCTCCCGTGAAACGTGAGGGCGATGGTGTTGAGTTTGATACAGCCTATGAAGGCTTTACTGCTCGCTATACCCATGAAACTATTGCATTAGCATTTGCATTAACAGAGGAAGCTGTAGAGGATAATCTCTATGACCGACTTGGTGCACGTTATACGAAAGCGCTTGCGCGATCTATGGCACACACTAAGCAGGTTAAAGCTTCTAATGTTTTGAACAATGCTTTTAGTTCTAGTTACACAGGTGGAGACGGACTGTCTCTAGTGAACAGTGCGCATACCCTAGCGGGTGGCGGCACTTACTCAAACACACCTAGTACCCAAGTTGATCTGAACGAAACATCACTTGAAGACGGTTTAATTTCAATCTCAACACTTGTTGATGATCGTAATTTGACCCTAGCTCTTCAGGGGATGAAGCTAATTGTGCCACCGCAACTTCAATTCATAGCAGACCGCTTGCTCGAAACTCCAGGTCGTGTTGGAACAGCTGATAACGATATCAATGCAATGAAAAATATGGGAATGATTCCTGAGGGCTATGCCGTCAACCATTTCCTAACTGATACAGATGCATGGTTTTTGTTAACAGATTGTCCAGACGGAATGAAGCACTTCGTGCGTACGCCTATAAGCACTAACATGGAAGGTGATTTTGACACCGGAAATGTTCGCTTTAAGGCTAGAGAGCGTTACAGCTTTGGTTGGAGTAATCCTCGTGGCATATATGGCTCGCAAGGCGCTTAAGAACCAGTAAATGGAACCTCGCCGGGGGTTTCTTACTCAACCCGGCACACTTTTCTAGGGGTAACTTGTCCTACAGACTGACCTAGCAGACAATGCCAAGACGGTAGGACTTATTTTTTCAGGAGAAAAAATTATGGCACAATCAACTTTTGCAGGTCCTGTAAGATCACTCGCTGGTTTTATTAATGCAGGATACAAAGCAACCGTTAGTTTAACGGCAAACACAACAATCACAGTGGCAGCTCATGCTGGCAGAACGCTATTATGTAATGATGCAGACGGAGTGTTCACACTTCCCAGCATTGTTGTAACAGAACCTGCTGATAAGGGCGACCCAGGACAATTATGTAATTTAGGCGCACAATTCACTTTTGTTGTTGTCACGGCAGCAACAGACATGGACATCGTAACAGACGGCACTGACAAATTTGTCGGTGGTGCTTACACTGGTATTGATGACAGCGCAGCAGGTAAAACTTTTATTTCTGGCTCATCCAATGATGTTATTACACAAAACGGATCAACTAAAGGCGGTTTAGCAGGAAGCATTGTAGTAGTTACTGCAATAGCTAGCGCTAAATATCACGTTGCAGCACAGCTACTTGGTTCAGGAACTTTAGTAACTCCATTTGCTGACGCTTAATAGGGGGTAAATTATGGCTAATTCAGTCACAGGTCCCACTAATCAGTTTGATGGAGAAAAGAAGCTTATTGTTTATTGTTCTGTTTATTCAGACGGTAGTGCGAGTAGCACAACCCTTGTCGATGTTTCTGCACTAAATGCTGCCCCAGATGGAACCGCCTGCTCAACCGTTACTTTAAACAAGATATGGTACACATGCAGCGGCTCTCCAGATGCTCCGGCCTCCCTTGATTGGGATGCAACCACTGACGTTACTTTTTTAACGTTGTCTTACGACAATTCGTTTGATTTTAGTGATTTTGGAGGTTTGACAAATACAGCAGCATCTGGTTATTCAGGTGATGTTCTTTTGGTTATTCCGTTAACGTCTGATGCCGGGAATGAATACACCGTTTGGTGTGAGTTCATTAAGAACTACTAATAAGAATGGCTACTTCTGGATCAAGAGACTTTCAGCCTAATGTCGCTGAATGGATCGAAGAGGCCTACGAACGATGTGGGCTGGAAATGCGTACTGCTTATGACGCAAGAACAGCCCGCCGTTCGTTAAATATTCTTTTTGCAGATTGGGCAAACAGAGGTCTAAACCAATGGACCATTAGCAATGTTAGTCAAACATTAACTGAAGGTACGGAGTCTTATAGTTTAAATGCTTATGTAGTGGATGTTTTGGATGTGGTTCTTAGACGCACTAAAAACAGTGTGGTTACGGATTATCAAATGAGTCAGATAGGGCGTTCTGAGTATTGGAACATTCCAAGCAAAGCCAATAAAGCCAGACCTACTCAATACTTTTTAGACAAACAGGAAACGCCTAAAATATATGTTTGGCCAGCACCAGAGAACAGCACCGATATTATTAAAATGAATCAGATTTTAAGGATAGAAGACGCTGATACTTCTGTTAATGATGTCCAGGTTCCTTTTCGATTTTATCCTTGTTTGGTTGCGGGGTTAGCTTATTATATTGCTCAAAAAAGAGCACCAGACAGAATACAAATATTAAAAGGAATGTATGAAGAGGAGTTTGCTAGAGCGCTGGCTCAAGATGAAAGTCGCGCATCATTTATGGTAAAACCAAACATGCGTTCCTATGGTTACTAGGTATGACTTATGCTGCCGGTAAATATGCATATGGAATTTGTGACCGATGCGGTTTTAAATATCCGTTAAGAGAATTACACAAGGAATGGAATAACTTAAAAACATGCCCGGAATGTTTTGAACCCAAAAGTGCACTGCTTGATCCACTGCCTCATGTTGCTGATCCACAGGCTCTTTATGACCCAAGACCTGATACTGTTACTCAAACGGCGGGGTTGGGGGTTGTGACCACAAATAAAATCTCAGAATTTGATTCTAAGGGGGTTTATTTAGGAACCGGGGGCATGACCACTACCGATGATCCTATTGGTAGTGAATTTGAGGGTCTTGAAGCAACCGGAGAAATTGGTACTATAACAGCAGGAGGCTCATAATGGCTTTTACTTATGCGACATTAAAGACAGCTGTCCAGGATTATATGGAAAATGATGAAACGACATTTACCAATAACTTGGATAATTTTATAAAAGTGACTGAAGAAGACATTTTAAAAAATGTTGAACTTAACTATTTTAGAAAAAACGTGACGGGAACAGCGGCTTCCGGAAATACCTATTTATCAATGCCTAGCGATTTTTTAGCGCCGTTTAGCCTAGCGGTAATTAACTCCAGCGTTTACACTTATTTGTTATTAAAACATCCGTCTTTTATTAGAGATTATACACCCAACTCTTCAACCACTGGTGCTCCTGTATATTACGGAGAATTTGATGATGATACGTTTATCTTAGCTCCCACTCCCGATGACAATTATACTTTTGAATTGCATTATTTTTATAGGCCAACATCTTTAACTGCCGGCGCTTCCGACGGCACCACTTATTTATCAACCAATGCGCCCAATGTTTTGTTAGCAGGCTCTTTGTTACAAGCGGCCTTGTTTATGAAACTAGAGCAAACAGAAATTGGCACTTATAAACAAAATTATGACAAAGAAATGATGCAACTTAAGGTTTGGGCAGAGGGCAAAAACACCAAAGAAGAAATGCGTTATGACAAAACCAGAGCAGTGCGATGATTAAAGAACTGAAAGACAAAAACATTGCTATTGTGGCGATGGGTAAGAGTCAGCTGGATTACCATTTGTCTATTAGCCATAGTCAGGAGTACGATGAGGTCTGGGCAATTAATTCCATGTGTGCGGTGGTTAAAGCAGACAGAGTTTTTATGCTGGACCCCGCTTCACGCTTTTTTGACACGTTTGACGCTGGACCACAAACCCAGGTAATGAGAAAGCTTTTACCAAGAATAGAAATTCCTGTTTATTCTTGCGAAAAAGACAATCGAGTTCCAGCCATTGAATTGTTCCCTTTGGATGAAGTTGTCTCTAAAATGGGCTGCGGATACCTTAATAACACCATTGCCTACGCTATTGCTTTTGCCGCTTTAAATGAAGTGGGAAAAATTAACATGTACGGCGCCGATTTTAGTTACAGTAGTA